CCTGCTCCTACTCCGACGACGGAGCCGACCCCGAAGCCCACTCCGACGACGGAGCCGACCCCGAAGCCCACTCCGACGGTGGACAAGACCCCGGAGCCCACTCCGACGGTGGACAAGACCCCGGAGCCCAAGGTCACCACCTCCCCCGCCCCGGTCCCCTCGCGTGCGACCCCGAAGCCTGAACCGAAGGCCGACGCGCAGCCCGCCCCCGCGCCCACGACGCGTCTCGCCCGGACAGGCGCGACCCTCGACGGCATCGGCGTTTCCCTCGTGTCCCTTCTGATCGGCGTGGCGCTCGTCCTCGGCGGGCGCATCATCGACCGCCGATTCACCAAGTAACATCCCCGCTCGGTGGGGCCGCTGGACTGTCGGCGGCCCCGCCACTTGAAAGGAACCCATCATGCTGAACTTCCACGCCCTCGAGGTCAACAGGACCACTGGAACCGTCTTGCTCGACGGCCTCCCGATCACCACCATGGGGGAGATTCAGCCCCACCTATCGGAGATCGACGGCTTTCTGTCCGTGACCGTCACCCTCCCTCTGTCTTCGATCACAGTCAAGAATCCCAGCGGGTCTGTCCGCGTCGATGCGCCCGAGGCTGGCGAGTGAGCGCCCCGCTCACCCTCCACCCCTACCAGCGGGTGGCGGTGGCCCACCTCCGGGCGCACGACCGGGCGGGCCTCTGGCTCGATATGGGCCTGGGCAAAACAGCCTCGGTCCTGTCGGCCCTGGAGGAGCGCCATCTGCCCGCCCTCGTCACCGCCCCGGCGCGGGTGACCCGCGACGTGTGGCCCGAGGAGGCCACCAAGTGGCGGCCCGACCTGCGCGTGGTTCCCGTCGTGGGCACTCCCGCGCAGCGGGCCGCCGCCTGGGCCACCGACGCGGACGTGTACGTGGTGAGTCACCAGCTCCTGGGGGAGGCGGCGCGCCAGCCTCACGGGTGGGAGACCTTCATCCTGGACGAGGCCAGCGGCTTCAAGAACTACCGCTCTAAGCGGTGGAAGGCCGCGCGCCTGATCGCCAAGACCGCGACCTGCGTGTGGGAGATGACCGGCACCCCGTCCCCGAACGGCCTCCTCGACTTGTGGGCGCAGATCTACCTCATGGACTTCGGGGAGCGCCTCGGACGCACGATCACCGGCTTTCGCCGCCGCTACTTCATGGAGGCCGGTCGCCTCCCGTCCGGCGTGGTCACCGGCTACACGCCCCGCCCCGGCGCGTCCGAACGCATCCACGCCCTACTGGAAGACATCTGCTTGTCGATGGGCACGGAGGGCCGCCTACAGCTCCCGCTGCTGACCATGAACCGTATCGAGGTCGAGATGCCGGCCTCCGCGAAGCGCGCCTACAAGGACATGCGGACGCAGCTCGTCGCGGACCTCACTCTCCTGGGCGGCGTGAAGCACACCGCGTCGACGGCGGCGGTCGCCACCAACCGCCTGAGCCAGATCAGCGCGGGCTTCCTCTACGACGATGACCGGGACGGCTGGGACTGGCTGCATCACGCGAAGATGGACGCGCTCGCGGAAGTGGTCGAGGGCACCGGCTCCCCCGTCCTCGTGTTCTACCGATTCCATGCCGAACTGGAGATGATCCAGGAGCGATTCCCCGAGTCCGTCCACGTGAGTGAGTCTGGCGCGGTGAAGCGGTGGAACGCCGGACGTATCCCGATTCTGCTCGCGCATCCGGCCAGTGCCGGGCATGGCCTGAACCTCCAGCACGGTGGGCACACCATCGTGTGGACTTCGCTCCCGTGGAGCCTGGAGCAGTGGCAGCAGGCCAACAAGCGCCTCCAAAGGCAGGGGCAGACCCACCCCGTCGTCGTTCACGTGATCGAGTCTCGCGGTACGCTTGACTCGAACATCCTCCGGGTGCTGGAGGGCAAGGCCGAGATTCAGGCCGCCCTCCTCGGACACCTGGAAAGCCTCATCTAGCAGGAAGGACCAAGAACAGATGAGCACAAAGACTTCCGCCGATCTCACCCTTGACCTGTCGGTCGCCCCGTCGGTGTCGTCGCGCAGGTGGGAGGCCGCCACGCTGACGTGGGAGCGCCTCGTGGACCGCGCCCACAACCCCGAGGCCGTGAAGGACTGCGGCGGCTACGTGGCGGGCCGCCTGAAGGGCACGGCGCGCCGGAAGGGGCAAGTGGAGTACCGTAGCGCGGTGACGCTGGACGCGGACGCGGCCTCCGAGACTCTGCCCGCCGTCGTCGCGGGCCTCGGACTTCGCGCCCTCGTCCACTCCACCTACAGCCACACCCGCGCCCACCCTCGCTATCGCGTGATCTTCCCGATCATGGGACCCGGCCTGTCCGAGGAGGAGTACCCTCGGGTAGCCCGCGGACTCATGGAGGCCCTGGGTGAAGCCCAATTTGACCCCGGCAGCACGCAGCCCGAGCGCCTCATGTTCTGGCCTGCGACGGCCAACCCGGACGAGTACGAGGTGGTGGAGTGCCAGGGTGAGACGGCGACGGCGCAGGGCCTCCTGCGCGACTTCGGTGGGCTTGGCCCCCCGCCTGACCACATGCCCGGCCCGAAGCGGGACCCGTTCGGTCTGCCCGGCGTTGCTGGGGCCTTCAATCGTGTGTACGACATGGCGCGCGCTGTCGAGACCTTCCACCTCCCCTATGACCCGGTGGAGGGCGAGCCGAACCGCTGGCACTACACGCCCGCCGAAAGCGAGGGCGGCGTGATCGTCTACCCGGACGGCTACGTCTTCTCCAACCACGCGTCCGACCCGGCGTATGGCCACGCACTGTCGATGTTCGACCTCGTGGCCCTCCACGTGTATGGCGGGGAGGATCGGGCGGCGGGTGTCCCCCAGTCCACGGCCCCGGCGGATCGACCCTCTATCCAGCGGGCCATGAGGGAGTTTGCTGCGCGTCCGGAGATCGTCACGGAGCTGGTCGCCGCTGACTTCGCGGACGTCGACGGAGACGAGGACGGCGCTCGCGGCCTCCCCGAGTGGGTCCTGGAGTTCCACCTCCACCCCAAGACCGGCAAGCCCCTTGACGACGTGCATAACTGGGACCTCCTCATGCGCCACGACCCCGTGCTGCGCGCCCTGGCTCGCAATGAGATGGACTTGACGACGGTCACGCGCCGCCCGTTCCCGTGGCGGACGGTGGAGGCGGGTAAGGACGACGCGCTCACCAACGCCGACCGCGCCCAGATCAGCGCGCATTTGCAGCGTGCCTACAACATGCCGCGCCCCGCGCAGGAGCAGCTTAACGGCGTGATCGACATGGTGGCGCAGGATCACAGTTTCCACCCCGTGGTCGAGTATCTGGAGGGTCTGGAGTGGGACGGTGTGAGTCGCATCGAAACCTACCTGCCCGGCGCGCCGGATGCGTACACGCGCCGGGTGGCTCGCCTGGTGGCTGTGCAGGCCGTGGCCCGCGCCCTCGACCCCGGTGTGAAGGTGGATAACTGCCTGATCCTGACCGGGCGGCAGGGTCTGGGCAAGTCGTGGTTTGTCGAGACGATGGCTCGCGGCTGGACCTGCACCCTCGGACCCATCGAAGGCGGCGGTCTGCGCGATACTGTCATGGCAATGACCCGCTCGTGGATTACCGTCGCAGACGAGGGCTTCGCCATGAAGAAGGCGGACGCGGAGGCCCTGAAGCAGTTCGTGACCCTGACTCACGATGTTATCCGCCTGCCCTACGCGAGGGAGCACGTGAAGCTCCCGCGCCGACAGGTTATCTGGGGAACCACCAATGATGCCGTCTTCCTGCGTGCGCAGGAAGGCAACAGGCGCTTCCTCATCGTGGAAGTGGCCGAAAAGCTGGACTTCGGTAAGTACTCGGACGAGTACGTGAACCAGGTGTGGGCCGAGGCCGTCCACATCTGGAAGACCAGCAAGGCCCAGTATGGCCTGAAGGACAACCCGGAGCTGTTCCTGTCCTCCGAGGAGGAGGCGGTGGCGGAGTCCGTGCGCTCGATGGCGACCGAGGAGGACTCGGTTGGCGGCCTCATCCGGGCCTACCTGGACACCCTCGTCCCCGCCAATTGGGCCGACATGTTGCCAGATGAGCGCATCAGTTGGCTACGCGACGAGGAACAGGGTATAGTGAGTGGCACGCACCCAATTGATGTGGTGTGCTCGCTTGAAATCTGGGAGATAGCGCTAGGCCGCGAGCGTGGCAAACACTCGCGCGTGGACATCCTCCAGATCACCAACGCGCTGAAGCAGCTGCCCGGCTGGTTCGGCCCCATGTCGAAGCCGACCAGGCTCCCGTTCTACGGGCCTCAGCGCGTGTTCGCCCGCCTGGACGAACCCACCGACGTGAGCGGCTCGACCGAGCAGCTCATTTAACCGATCACCGATCACCAGGAGAACAGATCATCATGGAAATCAACATCACGCTGGACGTTAAGGGCGCGACCGTGGAGGAGGTGCAGTGGCTGGCCGGTCTGCTGGCGGCCTCCCGTACCGCTCCCGCGCCGATCACCGTCGACGTTGAGAAGGCCGCGCCCGCCGCCCCGGCGGATGAGGACAAGCCCGCCAAGAAGACGACGAAGAAGGCCGACCCCGATCCGGAGCCGACCCCCGAGCCTGAGCCGGTGGCCGACGAGACCGACGGCGCGACCGTCGAGGACGAGACGGTCACCCCCGAGGCCGACCTGCTGGCGGTCGCCGTCGCGCGAGCCACCGAGCTGATCGGCGCAGGCGAGCAGGACGCGATCAAGACCGCCCTCGAGACGGCGGGCGCGCGCCGCGTCGGCCTCCTCAAGGGCGACCAGATTCAGGCCTTCCTCGACGCGCTCCCGGAGGCCTGAGACATGCCTCCCAAGGGACACGCGAACCTTGGGCCGTCATCGGCGGCGCGTTGGCTGGCCTGCCCGGCCAGCGTGCCGCTCGCGGCGGCGGCCCCCACCCCGCCCGAGTCGCCTCACGCGGCGGAGGGCACGGCGGCGCACGCGCTCGCGGAGATCGTTGCTCGTTTCGACCTGATCGACCACGACGAAGCCGCCCGCGACCACGCCCTGAACCACTGGACCGCCAGGTACGGCGAGACCTACGACATGGTAGCTATGCTCCGCCATGTGGGCAAGTACGTGGACCAGGTGCGCGCCGACCTGGACGCTGAGCCTCACTCCGTCCTGCTCCTGGAGCAGCGGATGGCGACCGGGGTCCCCGGCGTGTGGGGGACGGGCGACGCGGTGGTGGTCTCGCCTCGCGCCGTCCGCGTCCTCGACCTCAAGTACGGTCAGGGCGTGCCCGTGAACGCGGTCGGCAACCCGCAGCTCCGCCTCTACGGCCTGGGTGCGCTGAACGAGTTCGGGGACCTCCTAGGCACCGTCGAGGAGGTCAGCGTGACTGTCGTCCAGCCGCGCCTGGGGAGCGTGTCCTCCGAGACGCTCACCGTCCAGGAGCTGATCGAGTGGCGGGACGAGCATGTTCTGCCTGCCGTCCAGAAGGTCGAGGACGGGTCAGATGAGTTCGGTCCCGGCGAGGCGGCTTGCCGCTGGTGCCCCGTGGCTGGCGAGTGCCGCGCCCGCCGTGACTTCCTTGTCGCCCGAGACTTCGGGGACCCCGGCCTCCTGGACGACGAGGAGGTGGGCGCGGAGCTGGAGCGCGTCGCCCAAATCCGCCACTGGTGCGACGCGCTGGAGGGCGTGGCCTTCGACCGCATTTACACCGAGGGCCGGACGATCCCCGGCTTCAAGGTGGTTGCGGGCCGTGGCCGTCGCGTCGTGACCGACCCGGCGGCGGCTATCCAGACGCTGATCGACAGCGGGTACCAGCCCGAGCAGGTGGCGGAGTTCAAGATTCTACCGCTTGGCAAGCTGGAGAAGCTGGTGGGTAAGTCTGACCTCCCCGATCTGATCGGGGACTACATCACCAAGAAGGAAGGCAAGCCTTCCCTGGTGGGGGATGCGGACCCGCGTCCGCCTCTCACAGCCGCCGCGAGCGCTGCGAGCGCTGCGGCGGACTTCGGGTAGACAACCCGGAGACTAAGCGCTACACTTAGGGGTGTGCCGGGGCCTTGAGCCTCGGCCCCGGCACGCTCACCGATTCACGATCTCACGATCTCACGAAAGAAGATGATTACAATGGCTAATCCCCGCAAGGTTGTCACCCGCGCCGATGAGAACATTCGCCTCGGATACGTTCACTTGCTGGAGCCTTACGCGGCCTCCCCGGAGCAGGACCCCAAGTTCTCGTGTATGCTCATCATTCCCAAGACGGCGAAGCGCACGCTGGCGGCGATCAAGGCCGCGCAGGCCGTCGCTATCGAGGAGCAGAAGGCGAAGTTCGGCGGTAAGGTGCCGAAGAACCTGAAGTCCACCCTCCACGACGGCGACGAGGACGCAGACCTTGAGCGAAATCCGGAACTGGAGGGCTGCTACTACATGAATGTGTCCGCGAAGCGTCGCCCCGGTGTCGTTGACCGCGACCTCAACCTGATCCTGGACAGCACCGAGGTGTACTCGGGCATCTTCGCCCGTGTCTCGATGTCGGCCTACTGCTACAACACGAACGGGAACCGTGGTGTGACCTTCGGCCTGGAGAACGTTCAGAAGGTCCGCGACGGCGAGATGCTGGGCGGCGGCGCGTCCCGCGCTGAGGATGACTTCGACGTTCTGGAGGACGACGAGGACGACATCCTGTAACATAGGCCCTGATGGGTCCCGACCCCCTCGCCACCTTCTTGGTCCTGGTGGTGAGGGGGTCTTTTCGTCCCCTGGCTTGCACGTTAGCGCTTGGGTGTGCTATGCTGGTTTATGTCACCGCACGGGTGACCCCTGACCTGAAAGGACCAAGACCCATGCCCCGAACACATGGACTGCGCTCCACCTACGTCGCCGGGTGCCGCTGCGACCAGTGCCGCGCCGCCAACCGCGAGTACGGACGCAAGAAGTCGCGCATCACCGACCTGACCGACGCTCACCGGGAGGCGCAGCGCGCCGCCCAGAAGGCCAGCATGGAGGCAGCCACCCGCTCACACCGCCCCTGGGGGACCTGGGAGGACGACTTGGCCGCCGACTACTCCCTGCCGGTCCTGGAGATCGCCCGTAGGCTCGGGCGCACCGTCTCCTCGGTGCGTAACCGCCGCGCGGTGAAGAAGCTGCGCGCCCGCTGGTATGCCGCCCGCGTCCTCGAGGGGGGCGAGCAACTGTGAAGAAGTACCAGATCGACTGGGTGCAGTTCGCCGCCGCCCTGATCACGATCGGTTGCCTGGTTGGTGCCATCGTCGCAATGTTCGCCATGCCGCGCCAGCCGTGGCCGGTCACCTTCCCGCTGTTGTGCGTCGCCGCCCTGGCCGGGTGCGTTGTCGACGCGCGCCTGGAGGACCACTGGCTGCGTGGCATCTGGAGCGACCGGGAGGGCCGGAAATGACAACCCTCTACATCGACATTGAGACCTACTCCACGACCGACATTAAGCGCGGGGTCTACAGGTACTCCGAGGATCCGGAATTCCTCGTCCTCATGGCCGCGTGGGCCATCGACGATAATCCTACCCAGGTGGCTATCGGCCATGAGGAGATCGCCGCCATCCCCCACCTGCTCGACGGCTCCAACGTCGTCGTCCGCGTCGCCCACAACGCACAATTTGAGCGCGTTTGCCTCTCCCGCCTCGCCTCCCTTCCGGTCGGCTCCTACCTCCCGCCTGAAGCCTGGGAGGACACGATGGCGCTCATGGCCGAGTGGGGATACCCGCAGTCCCTGGAAGACGGGGCGAAGGCGCTCGGGGCCGAGCCGAAGGACGGCGCGGGCAAGGAACTGATCCGCTGGTTCTGCCAGCCCGCACGCAACGGCAAGCGCCGCCTGCCCGAGGACCACCCGGAGAAGTGGGCGGCCTTCGTGGAATACTGCCGCCAGGACGTGGACACGATGCGCGACATGCACAAGCGCCTCCTGGCGAAGCATGGGGCATGGCCGACCGAGCAGGAGCGCCAGGTGTGGATCGCTGACCAGAAGGTCAACGACCGGGGCATTACCGTGGACCTGGAGCTGGCGGCGCACGCCGTCGAGGCCGCGAGCGCGAACACCGAGGAGGCCAAGGCCGAAGCCAGGGCGATCACGGGCGTGGAGAACCCAAACTCTCCCGCTCAGCTCCTCGCCTGGTTCGGTGGCCTCGTGCCGGACATGAAGGCGGGGACGGTGCGCGACGCGCTGGCCCGTGACGACCTGACCGCCGATCAGCGGCGCGTGCTGGAGCTGCGTCAGGACATGGCACTGACTGCGCACAAGAAGTTCCAGGTGGCGCTGGATGCGGCCAGCCCGGACGGGCGGCTGCGCGGCGGCTTCAGGTTCTTCGGCGCACACACCGGACGGTGGGCAGGCCGGGGCCTCCAGTTCCAGAACATGCCCCGCGCTGGCTTCTCGTCCGGGGCGGAGCAGGACGCGGCTCTCCTGGACCTGCGTCTGGGCCTCGGTGCCGACCCACACACGCTGAAGGCCCTCGTCCGTCCCATGCTGGTGGGTCCGTTTACGGTGTGCGATTACAGCGCGATTGAGGCGCGCGTGGTCGCCTGGTTGGCCGGTGAGGAGTGGGCGCTGGAGGCCTTCGCTAATGGGCGTGACATCTACGTCGAGACCGCCAACCGTATGGGTGGCGGGATGGGCCGTAAGGAGGGCAAGGTGGCCGTCCTTGCCCTCGGATACAACGGTGGTGTGGGGTCACTCCAGGCCATGGGCGGGTCCGCGCTCGGTGATGAGACTGTCCTCCAGCGGATTGTCGACCAATGGCGGGCAGCTAACCGGAATATCGTCCGCTTGTGGGGCCGCGTGGAGCGCGCGTTCTATTACGGTGGGCAGGCGGGGGAGCATATCCGTGTGGAGGCCAGCGGGTCGGATCGGCTGGTGCGCCTGCCGTCCGGTCGCGCCGTCGTCTATCACCAGGTGCGGGCATCGAGGGACGGGCGTTTGTCCTTCCAGGACCCGAGGCAGCGGTGGCGCACGGACACCTACGGCGGGCGGCTGGTGGAGAATATCACGCAGGCGGTCGCCCGCGACGTGCTGGGCGCGGCCCTGGTGCGTTTGGACGAGGAGGGCCACCAGGTGGTCGGTCACGTCCATGATGAGGTGATCGTGGAGGCCGCGCCCGGCTCGACGGTGCAGGCGGTGCATGACGTGATGGTCCGTCCCCTGGACTGGTCGGCTGGTCTGCCCCTGGAGGCGGCGGGGTACGTGTGTAATCGATATCGGAAGGATTAGCGCTTGCATGGGGTCGCCGGGTGCGCTATACTGACTCATGTCACCGCCCCGGTGACCACATCCTGAAAGGAACCCATCATGTCCCGTACCGTTATCGCCGTCGATCTGGACACCATGTGCGAGCTTGCCGACGAGGAGACCCGCGTCCGCTCCGAGAAGACCGACTGGAGCAACGTCGCCTACCGTGAGGAGGCCGTCCGCCGCGTCGAGGAGCGCCGCGAGACCCAGAAGATGCTCGAGGTGTGGGAGGCTCGTCGCCTCGCCCGCCTGACCGCCATCGAGAACAAGGTCTTTGGGGCCATGACCGACATCTACATGGAGACCTCCTGCTACAGCTTCAGGGACTCCGCCCACGTCGGTAAACTGGTGAAGGACGCGCAGGAGGCGCTCGCGGCGTTGCAGCGCTACGCGCTCGCGGAAATCACGAAGTAGCGCTTGCACACCCCGCGCGGGTGCGCTATACTAATTACGTCACCGGGAAACGGTGACCCACACTGAAAGGACCAAGACCAATGACCAACTTCCGCACCACCCGGGACCACACCAACCTCCACCTCGAGCACGTCACCGGCAACCCCGCCAAGTACTTCACCGGCGCGATCTTCGCGGAACGCTTCGAGGCCATCAGCCGGGGCCGCTTCTTCGTCGGCAACATCTCCGTCACCTACACCAAGGGCACCGGCTACCGCCTCATCCTCAAGGCCGAGGACGGTAACCGCCTCCTCGAGGTCACCGAGAAGAACACGATCGGTTACGACCGCGCCCTGACCATCGTCTCCGAGTGGATGAACCACCCGGCCAACCGCGACCGCCTCCCCAAGGCGAACCGCTAACCCACCCCAGGGAGGCCCCACCACCCGGCGGGGCCTCCCACCAACACCCCCTGAAAGGACACCATCATGGCAAGCAAGATCGAGATCCCCGTCAACGGAGGGTCCGGCAAGCTCATCTACTGGCTCAAGCGGCACAAGCTCGGGGTCCCCGGCAAGTTCGGCCTCATCCCCGCCGAGAAGATCGACCAGATCAGCATCGACCACCGCACCGTCGATGGCGCGCCCGGCTGGCAGATCATCCACGTGCTGGCCGAGGGCGTTCTGTACGCCTACAGCATCTCCGAGGCCAGCCTGAGCGACCTCAACGCGATTCGCCTCCAGGTGCAGGGCGCGCGCTACATCGCCCGCATCAACCAGCAGTTTAACAACTGAGAAAGGACCAACCACCATGACCATCACAGACGAGCTCCTTGAAGGCGCTCGCGCTCTCAGGGACGCACTCGATGCCCTCGAGTTCTCCATGAAGTCAACCGTGCTCCAGCAGGGGCACGTCATTATCCCCGACGACGAGGTGACCGGCGAGGTACTCGCCTCTCTCCTGGTCGGCCTCGCCCTCGATGAGCGCGAGCGCGCCGCTGCCCAGCTCGATGACCTGTTTACCGTCCGCCGCGAGACGAGCGGTCGCGTCTTCTTCCCGCGCACCAATGAGCACAGCGGCAAGCTCGCCGTCTACGTACTGGAGCGCCACGACGACCACACGCACGTGAACTTCGTCCTCCGTGTCCGTCCCGTCGATCCGGAAGCCCTCTGAAAGGACCAAGACAAATGACCTCACGACAGATCGACGTTCACGACCGCCGAAACCTGACCGACCTCATCCGCCGCGCAGCCTACGCGGAAACCGTCTACCTGGGGGCCGCCGTCCTCCACCAAGACATGAACGTCGGCTACGCCGTCGCAAACATGTTCCCGGACCTCTGCGCCGTCGACCGAGGGACCATCGACGTGACCGTTAACGGGGCCATCGAGCGGATCGCGCGGGAAGGCTCCGGCCTCGAGGAGACCCTGGTCTTCGACATCCCCGCCGACGAGAGCCACCACCGCGAGCCGCTCCTGGCCGTTGTCGAGCTGTACGGGTACGAGCCGCTGGCCCCGAACGTGAACAAGGGACTCAGGACGCAGGTCCTCGTCCGCCTTACCCAGGCCAACTCGGACATGCCCGGCGTGAACGAGCAGACCGTTCAGGACATCGTGAACATGCTGAACGTCTCGGACAAGACGCGGGCGGGCATGTCCGCCTACACCCTCACCGGCAACGCACAGTCCATCCGCGACAGCTTCTAGCCCGCGGACTCCGAAAACTGACCACCCGAAAGGAACCATCATGGACTACGGCAACAGCCCCCAGGACCTCCTCCTGCGCATCGCCTACGAGAAAGCCTCCGTCTACGGCATCTCCTGGCGCAAACGCGGAGAGGCCTTCTCCATCGTCCCCAACGTCGCCCGCAAGGTCGACCGCCTGGGCGCGCCCGGCGCGGGAGACACCGAACTGGACACGAGAATGGACCTCGTGAACTACCTCGCCCTGTACGTCGGTTGGACGTGGAGGAACATCGTCGGACACTACACCGCCCAAGCGCCCGCCCTCGTCGCCCGCCCCGCCCGCATGGGCGACCTCGACTACGAGACGGGCGCAAACTACGACACCGCAGCAGCCGCCCAGGTGATCGAGCGGTGCGCCAGCCTCGTTAGGGTCCCCATTGTCACCAGCCCGGACGAGCAGCTTATCAAGCTGGTTCAGCTCAACCTCGAGGAGCTGTGCGACGAGGTGCTGAGCCGCGAGCGCAACATTGACCGCAGCCTGATGATCCTGAGCCGCCTCCTCGAGAACGCGTGGGAGCTATACCGCCGCGAGTGGGAAAGGTCGTTGCCGCTCCACGACCAGGACGCATACCCGGACCCGCGTCCCTTCTGACCTCCAGACGCGACGAGGCCCCTCCAAGCCAATCAGCTTGGAGGGGCCTCCTGCTATACCGCCTACAGCGTGTCCCAGCCTTCCGGGAGCGGGTTGGGCGGCCCAGCCGGGGCGGGTGGGGCAGGTGGCGTTACTCCCGGCTGCGCTCACGGCTCAACAGGCGCGGCGGCGGTCGGCTCCAACAGCTCCGCGATAGCCACGTGCTGGCCCTCCGCCAGGTCCATCTCACGCTCAGCCAGCAGGCCCGAGGGTGTGTACACACGGAGCCTGTACCGCCCAGGGTGCAGGCTGGCCGAAATCGGCGTGCGAACACCCGCCGTCAAGTTGCCCGCGACGAGCACATTCCCGTCCGCCAGCTTGCCGGGGTCCGGGATGGGCTTCGCGTGAACCGTCATGGGGACGATACGCCCGGTGGGGGTCTGCACGGACCCCTCAATGAAAGCAGTCATGACGACGCTCCTATGGTCGAGAGCGTATCCCGGAGCGCCTCGTGCTCCGCCCACGCCGTCTCCTGAATACTGTCCATCCGAGCGCCCAGGTCGCGCATATCGCGGTCCTGGCGCTCGGTAATGTTGGTGAGCACCTGACCGTGGGAGGCGAGCACCTGGCCGTGCGCGTCCAACGTCGAGCGGAAACCCTCTTGATTTTGCTCGATGCGGCGCACCGCGTCCTTAATGCTGCCCCCATGATTCGGAGTCACCTCGTGATGGACTTCGGACAGCGAGGCCTCCAGCGCGTCCAGACGCTGGTCGATCTTCCCCGCTATAGCTTCGAGGGCGGAGGACGTTTCGGCTTGCTCGCGCTCAGCGCGTGCCTTGCCGACTTGCTCCCGGACCAGGAGCGCCTCCGCCTTAGCCTTCTCCCGTCCCCACTTCATACCAGCAAGGACGGACACGGCGGTCACCAGGCCCCCGAAGGCAACTCCGGAGGCACTGATGACCGCTACGACCTCGCCGGGACTCACTGAAGCGAGTCCTCCCCGTCGCGCTCACCGTAGACCGGGGCCTCGTAGACCCCGCCCGTGTGAGACGCGGCGATCACGAGAGCGATCAGACCCAGCGCCTTGTCCGCCACATCGAGCCAGTGCGTGGACTGCTCCGGCGTGACGTACCCGTAAGCCATTCCGAGCGCCAGGAGCGCCGCGACAATGCCATACAGGGCCTTGCGGCGATCCGGCGTGAGAGCCGCCCACCGGGTGCGATCAGTCGTGAGAGCGTGCTTCGGTGCGCTCATGATTACCATCCTCCATTCAGCAGCGCGCGCTGCATTGCTTCGACCGTCGGAGACGGGGCATCCAGGCACCCGTCGCCTTCCAGTCCGTACCGTGCGGCGAGTGCGTCCGCCGTATCCGGCCCCATGAGGCCGTCAGCCTCGACACCGAGGGCCGTCTGCATGGCCTCGATGAGGAGGGAGCCTTCCGCGACCTCGGTGGGCACAAACTCCCAGCCGGTCGTGCAGCCGGGCAGGCTGTCGCGGTTGACAGCCGCCTGGGACGACACCACGCCGTCCACGGTGGTGCCGAGGACACCCTGGAGGAGGCGGGTCGTCGCGTCGCCCCAGTAGCCGTCCACGGCGGGCTGGTGGGCGGCGGCGGGGACGATGCTCGCGCCGCGCAGCGCTGCCAGCGTCTGGGGACCCGGAATACCGTCGAGCTCCAGACCGCCGTTCGCCTCCTGGAACGCCTTAATGGCGTTGTAGGTCTGCTCGCCCAGGATGCCGTCCGCGCCGTCCTCGCCCAGGTCGTAGCCTCGCGCGAGGAGCTGCGTCTGGACTTCGCGCACATAGTCCTCGCCGTACCCGTTGGCGTTGTAGCCGGAACCGTGGCCGTAGGTGGACACGCCGCCCGTGTCGGAACCCGTGTAGCGGAGCACGCAGTCCCACGGGTAATCGTAGTAAGGCTTGACGTTGGTCTCGTTGGCCTGGTCGCCCGCCTGGCCGCCCGCGATCTCGCCGCGCTCGTCAATCGAGGCCTGAGCGAGCAGGCCGCCACCCAGGTAGACGGCGACGTGGTTGGCGTGGTTCAGCAGGATGTCGCCGCGCTCCAGGTCGGTGTCCGGGTCGAGCAGGTCCCAGCCGCGCGCCGTCAGCTCACGAGCCATGTTGCCCGTGTAGGTGGCGTTGCCGGTGTCGAAACCGCGTGCCTTCAGCACGCCGATAACGAGAGCGGAGCAATCCGTTTCGCCACCCACGCGCAGGTCCCAACGGTTCCACTGGTCATAGCCCAGGTCCCCGTACTGGCACCACCACTGCATGTCATACGCGAAAGCGTCAATGTCTGGCATGTTGTCAGTTCTCCTTCTTGTCCTTCAGTGCTTGCCGGAGGGCAAACAGCAGGTTCTCGTCCGTCACGGCGGACAGGTCCTCGCCCACCTCGGGCGGGACCTTAGCCAGCGCCAGGTATCGCTTCTCGAACGCGTCTTCGTACACGTCCGCGATAGCCTGCTTGCCGGTGTTATCAGCATTGGAAACGATGATGTTGCGCCATGCGGCCTCCACCTCGTTTTCCGTCATGCCCAGCGTCGCCGCCAGAGCCACTGCGCGCTCCTTGAGTGCGGCATCCTTCGTCACCGCGATCAGCGCTCGACTTGTTGCAGCCATTTTTGCCCCCTTCTAGGCCTTGATAATGTAACCCACCGCGTAGAACGGAGGGAGGTTGTTGTGCGGCTTGTTTCCGCCCGTAGCAGCCGCCTCCAGGTATCCGAGCTGACCACTCGCGGCGGCTGCTGGGATAGTCCACTTGCCGCCCGAGCCAGCGTCCGACTGCCAGATGCCCACACCGTTAAACCACGCGCCGGAGTAGCCCTGACCGATCACCTTGTGCGAGTGGTAGGGCATCTCAGCGGTGGTCAGGGTGTGAGTCTCCTCGCCGCCCGTCTGCGCTCGCGGATGAGACGCGGACGCGCCCAGCAGGAAACGCCCGCGAAGGTCTGGCACCATGAAGTCTGCGCCGGTCCCTGTCGCGCCGAGGACCGCCGCGAGCGCCGGATACTGCGCCTTCTTGTAGGCGGTGCCATCGCACAGGAGCCACCCGGCGGGAGCCTTCACGCCCGCGTAGGCGACGACGGTGCCCACCGGGGCGGATGACCCGCCGTCTCCCGTCTGCGTCTCCCGCACCGTGCCCAGCAGGTACAGGCGGCGGTTCACGCTGACCGTCCAGACGCGGCGGCCCGTCTTCAGGTCGCCCGCGAAGTTGATCGGGTCGGCTGCGAGCGGGGTCGCGTCGCCGTCGAGCTGCACGCGCAGCGGGTCGGTGCCGACCACGACGGCCCACCGGAAGACAGGCGCGAGGTCGAGGCGCGAGCGCAAGCCCGCGACCACATTCATGAGGTAGTCGAGGGTGGTCACAGGTCCGTCACCTCCAGGAGCTTGGTCTTAACGAGGGCGGTCGGGTCCAGCGTGTACTCGATCTCTTTCACCACGCCCTGCGCCGTGTGCCCCTGACTCGAAAAACCCGCCACCTGGTTGGGCTGGAGGGGCACCGGCATGTGCTGGATCGTGATCGACGCGGACGGGGTGGACACGTCGATGAGGCGGCGGCGCGCCTGCGAGTCTATCGACTCCTGATTAGCGGCCTCCACGCCGGTCTGGGTCTCCACGATCCACCGTCCGCGCGCCTGGAAAGAATAGGCGGACGCGGGGTCCTCGTTGGTCGCCACGCCCACCAGAGCCGCCTTATCCTGGCTACCCTCGCTCACGAGCACCACCTTGTTGGGGACGCTGGCCGCGTCCAACTCACGCTCCCACTCTGGGAGGTGGATAGCCCTCGCGCCCTCCCGGAAGTCATAGGCCACGCCTCTCGCCGCTGGACGCACGTAGGGGTCAAGGTGGACCTGCCCCTCACCGTCCGGGTGCGCCGACCAATAGCCAGCCGCCGAGAGTAACTCGTTAGCTATGGTCAGCTTGGACTTGCCCGGATCGTACACAATGTCGGACGACGCGGTGGCCGTCGATGGGGTGATGGATAGGCGCTCCAGGCCGGTGTCGCGCAGAAGCCCCGCCGCCACGTCGACCAGGTTGGACCCCGCCTTCACCACATAGGTGCGGTCCACGCAATCAGCGTCCGGGAGGGCCAGCGGGGACGACAGATCAACATCCCACGTAGACCCCGCCTCGCCATAGGAGCGGGTGGGAGCCGACAGGAGGAAGACCCCGAGGCCCCACGAGGAGCCGGACGTGGCGTAATCGACGCGCACCCGCTGCGTCATCCAGTCGATAGGCCCGCACGCCTCCGTCAGGTGCAGGCTCCCGGACGCGCGCAGCCTCGTGGAGTTGCTCAGGGTGATATTCCCGCCGGTCACGCCGTCCAGACGACGGATTACACGGTCCTTGGAGTCCAGGAGAGTGACCGTGTAATCCGCCTGCCTATGCGTGTCGAGGCCGCTCACTCGTCGGTCTCCTTCACCGTCCGAGCAAGCACGTCACGAGACAACTCGATCAGGCCGCGCCGGGTGATCAGCGACCCCCTGCCCTCCAGGAACCACAAGGCGCGAGAGTCCTCGTCCGCCTCCGTGGTCAGGACCTCGCAGGAGACGGTCCACGCGCCCACCAGCGCACCCTCCGGATACTTCTCCCTGATCAGCTCCGCGAGCGCGTTTTCCACGTGGTCAAGCCGGTTACTCATGGTCCACCTCCTCGACCTCCAGCTTAACACTCCACTTGCCGGACAGCGCCCGGTCAGCGGTGAAGTCTCTGACCGAACAGTAAACCCTCCGGCCCATCGGGTCACGGTACAGGAACGGCCCTGCCATGTAGGACAGCTCCTCCAGCCGCTGAATCATCCAAAAGTCCTCATCGAACAGGGTCGCGGACAGGCTCAGGGTCTTCTGGCGGTGCCGCCCCGTCATCTCCACGGCGCGCTCGCGGCCCGCGAAACGGTACAACTTGCGGTTGGCGAGGCCCGTCTTGCACGAGTGCAGCGGGTCCCACCGCAGGGGCACGGTGAAGCCGAAATTCTGGCCGCCGCCAATCCACATAGCCCACGAGTCCAGGACCATCTCCTCCGTGGTGACCGCCGACGAGGGAAGGTCCGACGTGGCGGTCACGCGATACGCCGCCGCCCCGTGGCTAACCGACTGGTAGTCGAGGAGCTGGCCGGACACTGGCAGGTCCTCGGTGATCGTCGTCCACGTGCGCCCGCCGTCGTCGCTGCGCTCCACGCGGTTGCGCACAGCGGCGGGCTTACCAGCCGCCGGAGCCGGGTTCACCACCCGCACACGCACGCAGCCCGCCAGGTCGTCCCACTCCGGGTACACGCGCGGGGCCGGAGGCTTCTCGTAGGCCACGCCGAACGTCTGGTTGACGACGCGGGACTGCACGCCGTGGGCGTTCGTCGCAACCACAACCACGCGGTAAGTGCGACCATTCTCCAGGTACGTGTTCAGGCGGACGCGGGTCAGCGGCCCGCGCACCTCCTGCGTCTCCACCAGGTTGTTGCCACCCAGGTACAGCTCGACGCGGGCGCTCGACTGCGCCACACCACCGTTAGGCGAGTACGCCCAGGCGACCTCCACAAACGACGTTTTGACCGTCTGGGAGGGAGACTGAATCGACACGACGGGGCGCGGCTCAACGTAGAACGTCGCCCGGCGCGACACCGGAGACGCATCCACGTGCAGGCCCCAGGTCTTCACCCAATACTCGTAGGTGCCGACCTGGAGCACGCCCACCGTCGCCTGCTGCTCGGGGGCGCGGCGGTCGAACGTCGGCCCCGGCGCGCCCGTCGACTTCTTCTGATACTGGAGGCTGTAGCGGGTCTGCGGGCTGGAGTCCGTCGGATTATGCCGCCAGGTCAGAATCACCGGGTCGTCCGACGGGAAATACACGCCGTCCGACGTCGGTTCGGGCGCGTTCGGGCGCGCCAGGAGCTGCACGACGTTGGACGGGGCCGACTTCGGGGACTCCACGGTGCCGCCGACGCAGACGACGCGGTACTGGTGGGTCACGTCCAGGCGCGGGTTGCGGTGCAACAGGAAAGCCTCATGAGTCTTGATCGAGGCCTTCGCAATCAGCGTGTTACCGTCGTAAACATCCCACCTGGTCGGAGTATATGGGGCCTTGTTCTCCCACGTGATCAGAATGTCGCCGTCCGCGTTCTTCTCCGCATGGACGTTGATCGGCGCGGGCGGAGTCGTGAACACCGGCTCCGCCTCCACGTAGGCCGAACCGCCCGCGCTGTTCTCCGACTTCACGCGATACGTGTACTTATGCCCAGCGGTCACATTAAAGGTGGCGAGCGAGACCGCATTTTTGACCGGAGCAACAACTTCCCAGTCCGCGGACTCATCCACCCGCCGCTCGACCACGTAATTGTCGATGGGATTAGCCTCGCCCTGAGGCGGCGCAATCCAGTCCACCGTGATCTGCGAGTCGTTCACGCGAGTGGCGTGGGCGACCGTCGGAGCGTTCGGAACATTGACCGGACGTGCAGGCAGCGTCAGGTAGTTCTCGACGGCGGGATTACCGCCGTTCCAGATCGGCCCGAGGCTCGCGCCAATGCCAATCGTGGTCTCCTGGCCGTACTTCAGGGGGACGTTGAAGCTCCACTGGCTTAGCTGCTTGTAGACCGTCTGCCCGTAGCCGGACGAGAAGCTAAACGACTCCGAGCCTTCGCCCGAGTAGCCCCACCAGCGCCAACGGTTAGTCCAATTGTGGCCGTACCCGTCCGAACAGGCGGTCACGGTCGCCGTGACCGTAACCGACCCGCTGGCCGGGTCGCCGGACCAGTCCAAGGCAATGCCAATGAACATATAGCCGCTAGAAGCTGACCATACGGTAGCCATACGCTGACCGTCCCTTCCTGTTAGAAGCCTGCGCCGAGAAGATCGCGGGCGCGCGTGCGAGAAGCCGGAGCCAACGCATCATTCACCGCACCCCTGGCCGCGACGCGCATACGCGCCATCAGCTGGCCGTCCTCGTCTACGACCACCAGCGTATCCGGCCCACCAGCCTGAGCCGCGCGGTTCTGGAGCGCGTCCCACTGACCGGACGTAAAAACCGGCTCCGGCTTACCCGTCTTGTTCAAGACCGTGGTCAGGCCCGGCTGGAGGTAGCCCCCATTGTCGAACTTGTACGTTCCGGCGGTGGGAGACCCCCAGATGCCCGTTTCGCGCACGAAAGCGCCGGGCTTCGGGGCCTCCACCATCATGCCGTTACCGGACGAGATAGCGACGTGCCAGGCCGGGTTGCCCCAGTACAGGAGCGTGCCGGGGACGCTGGCGTTGCCCGCGCTGGAGCCGGACTGGTATCCCGCCGCCGTCAAGCGCGGAATCGAACTGCCCATCTGGTGAGCGGCCCAGTAGACGAGACCGGAGCAGTCAAGGCCCGGCGGAATGGACGAGCCGCCCCACACGTAGGGCACGCCGATAGCCTTACGAGCGGCATTGACGATGCCCACCGCGCCCATCGTCTCCGTCTTGCCCTTCAACCAGTTGGCAAAACCGTCAATCCAGATGCCGGGGACGGCGCGCATCGAGTCCGAGATCATGCCCGAGCCAGGCAGATTAGCCATCATGGCGTTGACCGGGGCCTTGATGAAGTTCGCCACGGCCCCGATGGGGTCGGCAATGATCTTGCCCATCGTGTCGGCTGCGTCCTTGATCCAGTCCCAGCCACCCTTCACCGCGCCCCAGATACCACCGTCCGCATAAGCCGCGAACTTGACACCCGTGTCCCCGCCGGGGATGTAGGAGGAGTGAGCGCGGGCGGCGGCGTTCATACGCGCCACGGCCTCGGGACCACCCACCGCGCGCACCCACTCGGGGCGCATGATGGCCTCGCCACCGGACAGGGCGAGCGCGCCGCCGCCATCCGGGGAGAAGAAATGGTAGATGTCCCGGCCCGGCGTGTATCCGGGGAGGACACCACCCGAGGCGTACTCGGCGATAGGCGAGACCGCCGGGAGACGGAAGGACAGGCCCAGCTTCTCAGCCATGCTGTCCGCCGTCTTCTTGATGCCCAAGGTGTAGACCGTGTTGATGATGAAGTTGATGGGCTTGGCGACCACGGACTTGACCGAGTTCCAGATGTTCGCCACGCTGTCCTTCATCGACTGGAAGGCCGACTGGATGCCGCCCGTCACCGTGCTGATGATCGACTGGAGGGTGCCGCTCATCCAGGTTGCCACGTTGTTGATCGAGGTCTTGATGCCGTCCCAGATCGACGTGATGGCCGTCCATAGCGCCTGCGCCCCGGCCTTGATGTTCTCCCACACGGTCGAGATCACCGGGAGGACGTAGGACTGGAACCACCCGGCGACCGTCTGCACCGTCGTCTGGATGCCCGTCCAGACGGCCTGGATGCCGTTCCACAGAAGCTCCGCGCCCGCCTTGATGCCGTCCCACACGGCGGTGATCACCGGAAGGACGTAGGTCTGGAACAGGTCCGCCGCGACCTGCACGCACGTCTGGATGTAATTCCAGTAGGCCTGGATACCGTCCCACAGGAGGCCCGCCCCGGCCTTGATACCATCCCACACGGCGACGATCACCGGAAGGACGTAGGCCGTGAAGAAGTCCGCCACGGTCTGCACCGCCGTCTGGATGCCAGCCCACGCCGCCTGCATGTACTCCCACAGGGTCGCAACGCCGGTCTTGATGCCTTCCCACGCGGTCTGGATATAGGGCCAGACGTAGGTCACGATGAAGTCCGCGATACCCTGGAGGACGGCCTTCCACGCCTCGATATAGAGCGCGATAGCGGTCACCACGACCCACACGGCGACCTTGATACCCTCCCACACCGACTCAAATACTGGCAGGAGGTAAGTCTTAAACCAGTCGATCACGGAGCCGACGGCGCTCTTGATGCCCGCCCACATACCGTCAATGAAGTTCCTGAACGTCTCGCTCTTGTTGTAGGCGACGACGAAAGCCGCCACCAGCGCGCCGATAGCGACGACAATCAGACCGATCGGGTTGGCATCCATAGCAGCGTTGAGGAGCCACTGGGCGGCGGTGTACGCGCCCGTAGCCACCTTGCCAGCCACCATAGCGCCCTTCTGGGCCACCCAGGCGGCGGTCGTGCGGCCAACCTGCACGCCCTGCTGAACGATGCTACGCAGGAAATCACCCGCATACATGGCCTTCAATGCGACGGTCTCCGCCAGGTCCCCTGCCTTGGCGACCTTCGCCGCCGTCCACGCCGACACCTGACCCCACACCTGGGTCGTCAGCGCGACAAGGCTCATGGTTCCCGTGACGGTCTTCCAGGCGATAAAGCCACCCACCACAGACTCCAGGATCACCTTATTCTGGACGAGCGCGCCGAAGAAGCTCCCGAGCACACCCCAGAACGGGGACGACACGACCGCGCCTAGGAAGTTCGCCACGCCAGGGATCACCGTCGTGGACAGGAAGCCCCAAATGTCCATGACGTTATCCCTGACCGATAGAATAAAGTCGATAAGGCCGGAGTCCTCCTGGACCCCGAAGAAGTTGCCGTCAAAGTTGCCGTTGACCGCGAGGTCAAAGAAGGACTGCACGCCAGGGACGAGGGTACCCGTCACCCAGTTGTACAGGTCGAGGCCGGTGTCCTTGATCGTGGTCAGCGCCGTAATGACCCCCGAGTCCGACGCGAGGCCGAACAGATTACCGTCGTAGGAGCCGGTGGTTACCAGCGTCCAGATCGACTCCAGCGCCGGGAACAAGGACCCGTTAATCCAGCCGAACGCGGCGGACGCGCCCTCAGCGACCACACCCATGAAGTCGGTCAGAGCGGGCTTGATGCGGTCCACGATCTCCATACCGCCCGTGACGAGCGCCGCCTGGAGGTTGCCCCACGCGCCCTCAATCGTGCTGGTAGAAGTTGCAGCCTCGCGGGCAACGTCGGTGAAGCCAAGGTCCAGAATCGCCTGGTTGAATTCCTGGGCGGTGATCTCGCCCTTCGCCATCGCATCCCGGAAATTGCCCGTGTACGCGCCGTTTTTGAGCAGGGCCTCCTGGAGCTTGCCAGACGCGCCCGGAATCGCGTCGGCCAACTGGTTCCAGTTCTCGGTGGTCAGTTTTCCCTGACCAGCCGTCTGCGTCAGCACCATGCCAACCGACTTGAAGGTGTCCGCGTTGCCGCCCGCAACCGCGTTCAGGTTGCCCGCCGCCTCGGCCAGCTGGTCGTAGCCTTCCACGCCGTTGGCGGCGAGCTGCGCCGTGATGTTCTGGATGTCGCTCAGCTCGTACACGGTGTCGTCCGCGTACTTCTTCGTACTAGCGGTCAGCTTCTCGATCTCATCCGACGCGACACCAGCGAAGGACAGCGTGTTCTTGAACTTGTCGGTCGCGTCCGACGCGGCCAGGGCCTCCCTGGCGACGTCCGCGAAACCGACTACAGCGCCGATAGCGCCCATAGCGCCGAGCGCGAGCGCACCGGCCTTGGCCGCGCTCTTGAAAGCGCCGCCAAGGCCGGACTCGATCTTCTTCTCGGCGGGCTTGGTGTCGACGTCGCCCAGCTCTTTGCGGACGGAATCGTTCAGGCCCTTCAGGGACGGCGCGATCTGAATCCACGCCGTGCCCAGGCTAAAGCCGTTTTCCGCCACGTCAAGCTCCTAAATGTGCGCCGCGACCCACCGTCGCGCCCTGTCTTCACGCCTCTGGGCCTCCGCCTCCGCCCGCTCGAACCAGCCAGGCTCAGGCGGGGTGACCGGCTTGGGCACGTCGCCCTTCTTGCCACCCAGGGACGTAATGATTATACCCTCCAGACGGTGGTTAGCGGCGAATGTCGCCGCCACCTCGTCCGTCCAGGCCGCCGCCCCACCCATGCGTTTACGGAGCAGCGACCCAGATGGAAGGTTGTCGATCAGCACCTTGACACGTCGGAGCGACAGGCCGCCGGTGAAAACCTCCGTCAGGTCAAGGTTGTATGTCATCTGGAAGTCGGCCTCCAGCACCTCCCAGTGGTCCCCCAGGAAGGTGCAGAGGCCAATCAGTTTCCCTGTCGGAGGGACTGGAAGACCGACTGGACAAATTCGACCACCTTGGAGTATCGGAGCTTGCCGGACTCCTCGCGGAGGGCGGTCAGCGCGGCCTCGCGCTCGCCCTCATCCGGGATAAGCAGCTCCAGCATGGGACGGTAGTCGCCCTGCTCCATTGCCACCATAGCGTCGAAGTCATCCACGTCGGTGGGGTCAACGTCGAGGGCAACGCCCATCACCTCGACGTGAACGGGCTGGGGTGCGCCGGTGTCGCGCTTGGACTGGGCCTCACGGCGCGCCAGCTCAGCGGCGGAGGGTGCCTTGCGGGCGGCGGGCTTACGGGCGGTGGTGGTCTTGGTAGCCATAATCTGTTCTCCTAAAATAGGCTATCGGTTAAATTGTCTGTTCTCCAGGGGGTGTGATGCCCACCCGCGCGCCGGGAGAACAGACACGGCGCGCGGGTGGGAGACCAAGGGTCAGACGACCTTCAGGCCCTCCTCATCGGTCAGCAGGACATAGCCGTCCAGGACCTCGAGGTTGTACTCGTACACGGTCAGCTCACCGACCTTGTACGAGATGTCGGAGCGCTCGCCCAGCTCCAGGCGCTTGAAGACGTAGCGGCGCTGCTTGCCGGTGGACACGTCGAACAGGTCGGCAACGCCGACGAGGCCCTCGACCTTACGGGAGGTCGAAACCTCCATGCGGGTAATCGAGGACGTGCCCGCCGTGACCTTCTCAGTCTTCAGCACGCCCAGGTAACGCTTCAGAAGCTCCAGCTTGGACTCCAGGAGCGAGGCCTTGAACGTGGTCGAGGACTCGGACATGTAGGTGCGGACAACGCCGTGGCCCTGGTGGCCGCGAACCTTGTCCACAGAGTCGGACATGCCAAGGCCCATGCCATCCTCAGACAGCCAGCCCACATCGATCATGCCCTGGGGCATGGCGGTGGTCAGGTTGGTGATGGTGGACAGGTCGGTCCCGGCGGGACCGAGCCACAGCGTGTCCTTCTCGGACCCCGCCATGAACGCGAGATCAGCGTTGGTCTTACTCATGCTGAAACTCCTAACTTCGCAGTGACTTGGTACGTCGCCGTGTAGCGACGCATGTCCGTGTCGGTGTCGGGCAGCTCCGCCGGAGCGGGGGACTGCACGACTGCCACGGGGCCGTCCGCACTCGGGAGAGCGTGAACGGCATCCCCCACGCGGCGGGCAAGCTCGCCAGCCCACCACGAGGTGGCCGCGTAGGAGTCGATAGTGATCTGGGCGGTGTACAGCACCCGGTCATGCTGACCAGGGCCTCCCGTCGCCAGAACGAGGACGTAAGGATGGGGGTCCTCCTCGGTGGAGGGGCGCACGCCGCCCACCGTGGTGCCCGCCAACTCGCCCTCAAGGCCCTGGACAATGCCGGGGCGGTTCAGGTAGTCGATCACCAGCTTCTGGAGATCGGGGAGTGGGTGGCTCATTGTTAGCCCCTTCCTACGGCGCGTTCCAGCACGTGGTCGCGCGCCTGATTCTTACGGGCCTTGTACGTTTCGGGGAGGACGTAGGCGCGGGCGCGGTCCTTGCCAACCCGCACGCCCGAGGTGAAGCCCTCGCCCGCGCGCGAGGCGACCTCCGCCGCCTTCCTGGCGAGCAGGGCCTGCACCTCCGACCCCTTCAAGATGGCCTCCGCCGTCCGCTTGTTCGGCTTGAACTTAACGCTCACGGGGTGCTTCCTTCCGAAGTCGCAGATATACCCCCAGGGGGTACCCTACCAGGGAGCCGACCGGCTCCCACACGCCACCACGCAGACGCACACGGTCACCCGGCAGAACAGAGGCCGGGGCCTCGTCCCGATTATCCCAGTAGATCGTCACGTCCTCGCGCGTCCCGTAGTCCTCGCCCGTGCCCTCGCGGTTCTCGGACTCCGTGGTGGCAACCAGGACCGGGGCCAGCGCGATCTCCTGAACGTCGTGCGCGCGGAAGGCGACCCCCAGGGGGTCACGCTTCGGCTCCGCACGACGCAGGAGCACCGCCTGCTCCTTCCATGCCTCCATGACGCTCACGAGCGACCCCCAAAAAGGGTGTCCGCCGACCCGAAAAACGAGGCCGTCGCACCGTTGATGTCGTCCCGATCTTGCCGGGTGAGGAACATGTCCCCACTCGGGGTCGACCACGACGTGGACATGGTGAACGGGCCGGTGGTCTGGGTGACCTGGGATGCGTCGCCAGCCACGCCCGCCGGACGCTGACGCAGCGCACGGGCAACGACGCGGCACACGACCGCCACCCGCACCGACTCCGGCGCACCCTCCCAGCCCGCACAGCGGTGCCGGATAAGGTCGCTCGCATCCTCCAGGAGGACCTGAGCGCGCGCGGGAGCCGCGTCCACCACCCGAAGGTCCTCGGGGGTGAGACGGTCGCGCAGATCGTCAAGCGTGGCGAAGGCGAGGGCGGTCACGTCAGACCAGCTCCTCGTCGGACTTCTTGCCCTGCTTCTTGCCCGGCTTCTCGTCCCCGGCCTCAGCCTCGGGAGCGATCAGACCCAGGTCCTCCGCGCGGGCCGCCAGCTCGCGGACCTCGCCCGCCAGCTTCTCGTCGGTGACCGTGGCCGACCCCTCGGTGAACTGGATACTGCCCGAAGGCAGAACCAGAAGCAGCTCAGGGTAGATGGATGAGTAGATGTTCACGGTGTGTTCTCCTCACAGTTGGGCCGGAGGCGGGGCCGATGCTCAAGGCCCCGCCTCCGGAGTCGATCAGGAGAGCTTCAGCTTGCCATGGTGCTGCTCAGCACCATACCGCAGGCCAATCTCGCCGTACAGCTGGACCTTGTCGAACGCGCCGGTCTTCGCCAGCGGCTCGGCAAAGAACGTGCCCTTGCCCGGAATCTCTAGGAACACGGGCGCGCATTCCTCGAGGGACACGACCAGGAGGGTATCGGCGGGAACATCATTATCGAGCATGATGTTGCACGCGCCAAAGTCCGTTTCGATGGCCTGGACGTTCACGCCGCCGACCGTGCGGGAGGTCTCGCGGTAGCCGTTCTCCTTGATGAAGACCTTGGAGAGGGCGCGCTTCATCTTCGCACCGACCAGGATCGTGCGGGTCTCGCCCTCACGGATACCGCCGTGCTCCCACACCTTCTGAAGGGTGTCCAGCACGAGGTCCTCGGTCAGGTTGCCGGTGCCAGCCACGACGTTGGTCGTGATGGCCTCGACAAGGCCGCGCGTCTTGCGAGGCGTGGTGTTGTCCGTCGGGTTCTGGTAGACCCCCTGAATGAACGCACGGTTCACGTCTCGGGCGACCTGCTTCAGGGACAGGTCGAGCTGGTGCTTCAGCTCAGACTCGGGCATGGTCGTGGTGCCGATGGTCACCAGCTTCTCACCGTCGGTGGAGCGCATACGGGTGGTGGCCTGTCGCGTGTAGGACAGCTCCACCGCCTCCTGGTGAATCTCCAGGACGTTGGAGACGCGGGAACGCGGGCGCTCCTCGCCGTTGGGAGCCTGAGCGCCCTCGGTGCGCTGGCGGGTAATATCCGCGTCACGCATGTCCTCGGTCTGCCACTCGATAAGGGTGGACCCTGCGGACTCGCCACCCGTCAGGCCACCGATAGCGGCCAGGAAGGGCGTGTCATCCTTGGAGACCAGGAACAGGTCTCCGGTGTAGTTGGGCAGATTGTAGGTCGTACCCTGACCAGTAACGCCGGTCATGTTTCCTCCTAGATGAGATTGGACGCAGCCGAGAGCTTCGCCAGCTTGAGGCTGGCGAGCGCGGCGTGATCGCCGTTCGCCTCAGCGCGGGCGATCATCTCGTCAACGCTGAGCACCTCCCCGCCGGGGTTCTTCGTCCCCACGGTGGGGAGCGTGGGCGTGGAGGCAGCCCCGGCGGGTGCCGGGGTGGACTTAGCGAGGCCAGCCAGGGCCTCATTCAGAGCCTCAAGGTCCGCATCGTCGCGGATGAAAGACCCCAGCGTTGCCGGGATGCCCGCCTTCTCCAGGCGCTGCGCGCGCTTCGCCGCGCGCTCGCGGGCCTCCTCGCGGTCTCGCATCTCCCGGAGCTGCGCCTGAAGGGCCTCGACGGTCTCCTGGAGCGCCGCCACGGTCGCCTGAGTGTCCTCAGCCGGTGCCTCGGGAGCCGCCGGAGTGGCCTCGTCCTTGGCCTCAAGCGCTTCGGGGGAGTCCGCGAACTCCTCGGAGGCCTCCTCAGCCGGTGCCCCGGACGCTTCAGGTGCCGCCTGCGCGTCCTCAGCGGGCGCTTCAGGCGCTTCGGGAGCCGCCGGAGTAGCCTCCGGTGCCTCGGGGGTCTGATCGACGGCAGGAGCGGCCTCCTGCGCCGCCTCCGTGGCCTTAGCCTTCTTGCTCATTGCTGTTCTCCTTCTCCCGAGAAGCTGCGAGCTTCTCAAGCCTGCGCGAGCGGAGCGCCCGCGAGGGACGATCCACACCCTGACCATCCGAGAACATTTCGGGGTGGCCGTCCCGCATATACGCCGTAATTATACGCCCAGATGGTGCCTTCACACCATCTTTCACCGCAGCACGGCGCGCCGACAGGTACGCCGCGTACATATCGTCCGGATGGTAACCAGGCAGGGCCTTGTGCTCCCAGTCCGGCACGATCCGACAGTCGCAAGAGTCGTGGTACTCGTGCCCCGCACCTCCCGCGAGGTCCTTCGAGTGATACACCCACCCCCTGGAGGCCAGAAGCGTGCAGAAAGCGCACGTCTTGCCCACCGGGACGCGCGCGAAGCGCGGGGCGCTCGGATCCAGGTCCGCCGCCCGCAGGATCGACCGGCGCGCGCCCGTCTGAATCTCACGCCCGATGGCCCCTGCCACGACGCGGATAGCCCGGCCTGGGTTGTCGCGCCCAAGGCCCGCCGCGTACCGGCTCAGCCGGTCGATCCGCTCCACCGAGTCCGCCGGGATCAGCGCCTTCGGCGTGTACGCCGTCTTGTACGCCGGTCGCAGCTCCTGATACCAGTCGAGCGCGCCCTGCGTCAGCGCCGGGCCATAAGCGTCCACGAGGCTGCTCAGGAAACGCTTCATCTCCTCACGCGACAGCGGGATGTCCTCGAAGTTCAGGACTCGGAACAGGTTAACCAGCTGGTCCTCCGCGCCCGTGAGCGTCGCCCTGACCAGCTGATCGTAGACCTTCAGCTGCTCAGATGAGGTCAAAATCACCACCCCCGGCAGCGGGGCCGCGAGCGCCACGCAGAATCGCGTCCAGGTTATCCCGGCCCCGCGTCTGCTCGATCTGCGCCCGCATCCGCGTGATCTGCTGGCGCGTGTAGCCCAACTCCTCCAGGGCAACGTCGGTCTTGCCGATCTCCGGGATAGCCTGAATCTGCTTGATCATGGCATCCGACTGGGAGACAATCGACGGACGGGCCGGGTTGCGCCAGTGCGTCGAAATACGCGCCGCATCCTCGGGCAGGACCCCATCACGCAGCATAAGGATGTTGCGATACACGCGGTTCAGCGCGTAGCTGTTCGCATCGTTGAAGTCCGAGGCCTCGGTGACCAGCTCCTCGCGCGCCGCGTAAATCGCGTCCGCGCTCGACGGGTTGTCCTGGACGATACCGAGGGACCCCACCGGGAGGGACAGCGCGCCCGCCAGCTCCTGCGCCAGTTCACGGAGCTGGTCGACGTAGGGCTGCATGGACTGCTGGGGGATCATGTCGACCTCGGGGAGGTCGCCTTCCTCGTCGCGGGAGATGCCCTTGACCGACCCGAGTCGCCAGCTCCAGGACCCCTTAATCTGGTCGAAGGTGGCCCTGTCCACGCCGCGCAGGAGCAGGCCGGGAGCCGTGAACAACTCGGACGACACGTCCATACGCATCGAGGCGCGCACGGCGCGGTCCACAATGGACAGCACGCCGTCCGTGAGCCGCGAGCGCCCCAGCGGGCGGTCCAGGTTGCCGCGATAGACGAGCGCCTCCATAGGCGTGCGCCCCAGGTGGTGCTCCACGTGCCCCGTCACGAACCACCCCTGAGCGCCCAGCGGGGCCATGCTCACCATCACGTGCGGGGTGAGCAGAATCAGCTCCGTGGGCCGACCCAGGTAATCCACGTCGTTGATGAGGAGGCCCGCGCGGATGCCCCGGCGGCGACGGTCCCACAGCGCCGCCGCTGTCATGGCAGAGTACGGGAGGACGAGGACCGGCGGGTCACCCGCCGCCACGTCGCCGGGGAGCGTCGTCAGGAAGGCCACGCCGTGCGTCGCCGCGCTGGCGACCGCCTGCCCGATCTCCGTCGAAAAACGGTTCTCCTCCAGGATCGAGGCCAGCCCGTAGGGGTCTTCCGTGCCATCCGGGGCCACCACGCCGTCCCAGTGGCACCGAGACGTGAGCGAGAAAACCGCCTTCTCAGGCCACGTGGAGACCAGGCGCAGGTCGCGCGCGATCTCGCGCGGGAGCGCAATGTCCAGGCTGTCGACGTACACCTTGCAATCGAGGTACGCCTGGCGGCGGGCATTGCCCGGATAGCGGGCCTGCCAGGTATTCACCAGCTCCTCCAGCGTCGCCTGGAGATCGACGGGCAGGCCCGCCACGGTGGGCGCGGTGAATAGCTGGGGTCCCATGCCCGCGATCAGACGCAGGTCGACATTCGTACTCATGCGAGGGCCTCCTGGCTCCTGTTCGGGCGGCGGCGCGTCGTCCGCGCCATCCACAGCGCCACGCTCACGGCCTCCAGGGGCACCTCGTCGCCCTCCTGGGCCGTCGAGTGCCACCCCCACGCGCCGTCCGTGGTCCTGATCTTCTTATCTGACACCCCCACAGACGCATCCAGGGGGTCATTGCTCGCATTATACCCGCCCGGATGCGAGACCGTGCGACCCCTGACCGCGTTCAGGAAGCCCGAGCACGCCGTGAAGTATTCCGCGTTGTCCAGGACGTGCAGGTATCGGCGGGGCGAGCGCAGCGCGCGCAGGTCCTGCTGGAGCGCCAGAGCGCCCGACCGGCCCGACACACCCACCGCCGAATAGCGGCCCCGCCGCTCGTACAGCCATTCCGCGAGCGCCGCGCTGCTCATGGTGGAAAAATCGCCGGCTTCGAGGTCGATCAGCTCCACGTGAGACGCGCCGGTCTTGCGGTCGTGCAACGCGCCAGCCACCGCGACGCGCCGCCCATCCTTCGAGAAAGCCACGCCCAAGGCGCGCACGACGTGATCCGTGGTCAGCTCCGGGGCAAGCTCAGTGACACCGGTCGCCTCCCAGTCGTCCAGCGAGATCAAGCGGCGCGTGTTGTCGTCCGAGGCCCACCAGCCGAGGCGCTCGCGGGCGAACCCATCGTCCGAGTACCGCTTGCGCTCGGCCTCGATCACGCTCAGCTTCAGGCGGCCAGACGCGACCGCCGGGTTGGTCCGCACCCACAGGTCCCGGTCGTCCAGATCGACGTCCGCCAGCGACTTGGGCAGGCCTGGTGGAGACCACTCATCCCAGCACGTGCGCGAGGACTCCCCGCTCAGCGCGTCGCGGCGCACACGCGAGAATACCTCGCCGTCCGCCGTCGGACCCGGCGGCGTGCCCGTGTAGATCCACTGCGGGTCGCCCAGCGGGGCCGCCGACGTGGTGGACAGAAGCGCCTCCAGCGCGTCGTCCGTGAGCTGCTGGGCCTCGTCCATGACGAGAATATCGACCGTGAAGCCACGGCCTGACCCCTTCGAGCGGGCGGCGATCTCGATAGACCCGCCATTCTTCAGGAAGATGGCCTCCTGGCCGTTCACGTTGCGGATGTTTTCCACGAGGGCGTTCAGCTCGGGGAACTTCGCGCCCGGGTCGTTCGTCTTCTGCCCGAAAAAGTGCTTCAGGCGGCGGAAGTGCTTCTGCGCGGTCTTCACCTCGTGCGCCGTGTGCAAGATGCGCTCCCCGCGCCCGATCACGCCGAACAATTCCCTGATCTCCAAAGCGGCGTTCTTGCCGTTCTGGCGTGGCACCGCGAGGCCACACGTGAGGTTGGCCCAGCTATCGCCCGCCGTCGCCAGCCAGTTGTCGAGCACCCAGGCCTGCCAGGGGTCCGGCACCAGCTTGTAGTCGGCGGCCAGGGATATGGCGAGGTCCCCCAGCGAGTCAATCGAGGGGGACGTGATGGTCACGCAGGGGCGCTGGGAGGCCTCCAGCGCCTCCCGGCTAGGAGGCGCGGGTGTCACGCTTACGCATCCTCGCCTTGAATATGTCCACGGCGGTCTCCTCGCGGCCCTTGGGGGGCGTGGGGGAGGCCGAGGACACCGGGTTTTCCAGCTCGTAGAGGTCGCGGGACAGCTTGTTGGCGGCGTTCAGGAGCGCCGACAGGCTATCGGGCTTCGCCACCCGGATGGCCTCCCGTGCGGTGTCCAGGAGGTCGCGCAGCTCCGCTTCGCGGTCGTACTTCTCGGGCATGTCAGATCAGCCCCGCCGCGTCGGCTGGCAGCACCTCGTGGATGCCGGACTTCTTCAGGCACGTTTCCATGAGGTAGGAGACGGTCACGCCCGGCGCGATATAGGCCCTCACCGCGCCGTCAATGGCGCGGTTGCGGTTCGCCGCCGTGATCTGCTTGGGGGTGCGCAGATACACGCGGGCACGGCGCTTACGGTCCTCCAGATATTCCGCCCGGTGAAGCGAGTGCGTGCGGTACGTGGGGTCGTACTGGCCGACGAACGGCTGGAATTTGCGGCGCAGAGCGTCGCGGTTCGGGAAGATCACGACGGAGTACGCCCCGTTGGGGGTCTCGTCGAGCAGATCGAGCAGGTCAAAGTCGTTCATGGGGCCGATTATAGCATATCCGGGCGGTTTTAGCGCTTAGGGGCGGTTTCGGGTACCCCAGGGGGGTATTTCGCTTGGGCCTCTGGGTGTTCCTGGGAGACGGGGGAGGGGATACCGCCCCTTGTCAAGTGGTAAGTATTGCTCCCGTGTATGGTGTTCGCCACATTCTGGGATGTGGGTTCTGCGGGGTCCGCGCCAGTTGGCATTTCTTCGTACCGAATGACGTTGCCCCACCAGTCGGTGATGGGCTTCAGGGTCACCATTGGATGCCTCCGACGGTGTGGGCCTGGGTCGGCCTGGGCTGGCTTGGGATGGGCTTTGAGCCTCGCTTCTGGTTGCACTGTCGGCATGTGACGCGGGCGTTGTCGATGGTGTCGCGCCCGCCTCGCGCCGCCGGGACCACGTGGTCCGGCTCTGGGCTGCGAGGTTGGAGCGTGGTCCCCCATGCGAGTGGTTGTCCGCAGTCTGGGCAGTGGGTCTGTCCGTTGGCTTGTGCGAGGTGGAGGACGCGGACGCGCCAGCGTTTGTGGCGTGCTGTGCCGGTGCGGGAGGTGCCGGGTCTGGGGGTCATGCGAGTGAGTGTAGCACGCCGGGCCTACCTCGCGTGGCCCGGTGCGCCTACTTCGTGGTGTGCGCGGGGCGGGGCGGCGGGGGTGAATGTGTCAAGTAGGTTAGCGGTTTGCTTCTGTTACAGCGTGGTTTCAACGTTTGTGGGCGTTTTGTAACAAGAATTAGCCTTGTTACAGCCTTGTTACAGCCTTGTTACAGCCTTGTTACGGGTGTTTTTCGTTGGTATTCCGGGCTTTTTGACACTTGTTGTAACAGAGTGTATCCATTTTCCTATATAGAGCAGATTTTTAGCGGAATTGTTCAGTAGTATAACAGGCTGTTTTACTACTGAACAATTTTTTCTTATTAGAAGTAAATAGGATTTATAGTTACGGGAACCGAGCGCTTTACCGCGTTTGCCTTGATATTCCGGGCGTAACAGGGTGTAACAAGCCTGTAACAAGAGTTGTAACAAGACCCGCGACCCGGCTTGTATCCGGGTGTCTTATATAGAACAAGCCGAAACGCGGCACATGCGGGGCACGGGGCCACGAGGTCGGCCCACCACCCGGCGGCGCTCGACACCACACCCATAAAGCGCTAACATGGGGTGTATGGAACGTACTGAACCGTGCGGCAAGCGCCGCCCCTACGTCATTGACTATGCCCTCATTCCCGAGCCCGACTCTGATCGTCGGATCCTCGCGGGGCTCGACTCGTGCGGCCATGTGTGGGTGAGCCTGACCGACGCACTCAGGAACGCTGGCCTGTCGGATGCGCCGCCGACCTACCGTGCGACGGTGATCGGCCTCGGTGGTGGCCGCGTGGTGCGTCCTCGTCTCGCGCCGGGGCGCATCCGCGCCATGCTCCCCCTTATGGTGGACGCGCCGGGGTGCGTCGCGTTGATCGCTCACACGGGGCGCGCCGGGCTTCTGACCCACCGCTCGGACGTGCGTCGGTGGATCGACCACACGCTGGGGATCTACGCGCTGGTGGGTGTGAACGCTGCGCCCGTGGTCTACCCGTGGCCCGAGGAGGCGGCGGCATGAGCACGGAGCTGGAGTCTTTGGCCGAGCGCCTCCTGCACGACAGGGTGAGCGCGGCGGGTGGGTTGTGTCCGAAGCTCGCGCCGGTCGACGCGGGCACGCCTGACCGGCTAGTGATCTGGGAGGGCCGGGTCTATCTGGTGGAGCTGAAGCGTCCCGGTGGGCGTGTGCGACCTATCCAGGTGGCGTGGCATAACCGCGCGAGGCGGGCGGGCGTTGAGGTCGTCTTGCTGAGCGGGACGGTGGAGGTCGCGGCGTGGTTGGATGATCTTGGGGTGCCGGGTCTTCCGCCGCGTCGTCGTGGGGGTGGCCGCGTCCGCCGTTTGTGTGACTGACGTTACACGCGCTAGATGTTGCGCTATTGATCCCAGGGTGCGCTATACTGATTACGTCACCGAGGGACGGTGACCTGAACCGAAAGGACCAAGACCAATGACCGAGAACAAGATCATCGAGCAGATTCGCCAGCTCCTGCGCATTGCCTCCGACCGGGGCGCGAGCATTAACGAGCGCGAGCTTGCCCAGCGTCGCGCGGAGCGCCTCATGGTGCGCTACCGCATCGAGTCCCTGCCCGAGGGTGACTCGCGCGCCAAGGATGAGGACATTACCTCGATGGAGGTGGAGATCAAGGGCGGTAATGCGTCGATGGCGCGGGCCATCGTGGACGGCCTCGCCACCCTCGCCCGCTCCCTGAGCTGCTTCTGCTCGTGGAGGACGTACAAGCGGCACACGCTCGCCACCATCGTGGGAACCCGCTCCGACCTCGCCTACGTCAGCGAGTTCTACAACGCGGCCATCATGTCCTACCCGTCGATGCTGAAGGACCGCCTGCGCTACGAGGACTTCTACAGTGAGTCCGAGCGCCGCCGTTTCCGCCGCTCCTACGTGATGGGCTTCTTCCAGGGGATCGCGGACAGGATCGAGATCGCCACCCGCGAGGAGACGACCTCGACGGGCCAGGACCTCGTGCTGGCTTCCCGCTATCAGCGTGCCGAGGCGAAGGCGCGGGATGGTGTGAACATCCGTCCGGCGCGCGGCCTCCTGATCGACAGGGACGGGGAGGCGAGCGGAGAGCGCGACGGCTACGTGTCCGGCATCGGCTGGATGGGTGAGCGCCCGGACGGCCCGCGCGTGGGTATCGCCGCGTCCTGACCGCCGCGCCCCGCCGCCTTAGCGCTTTGTGTTGCGCGGGGCGGCGGGGTGCCCTATACTAAACACGTCACCGCCCCGGTGACCCCACCTCCGAAAGGACCAACTACCATGAACACCAAGTACACGCTCGCCAGTTTCGGCCTCACCGTGGGCCTTGCCGTCGCAGCCGCCGCAGCCCCCGCGCTCGCGGCCCCCACCACACCGGAGCCGATCAGCGCCCAGGTCACGAAGGCCACGTCCGCGTCGCGCCAGACCACAAGCGAGGTGACCGTTGAGGGCACCTGGGCCACCCCGCGCCTGACGGTCGGCTCGACCCTGACCGTTGGCAGTGCCGACGGTGGCTTCAACTGGAGGGCAGGCTTCCCCTTCACGCTCAACGACGGCACCCGGATTGGCGAGTGCGCCGCCGACCAGGCGACACTCACCTGCACGGTGACTGAGGTCCCCGAAGCGTGGGCGGCGAAGCGGGACGTGTCCGGCACGTTCCACGCCCGCGCGCAGCTCACCGATAAGGCCGTGGGCACTGAGTCCACCCAGATCACCCTGAATGGCAAGACCGTCCGCACGCTCGTGTGGGGCGACCGTGAGGGCACCGGCACGTGCAGCAATGACTGCACCGGCCCGGCGCACTACGAGTACTCGCGACCGGAAACCGTGAAGTACGGGTGGACTGACGCTAACGGGTCCGTTGCCTGGGGTATCCAGTGGAAGGTGGACCCCGGCACCGAGTACACGATCACAGATGAGACCAACGCCCTGCACGCGGCGGTGAAGTGCTCGACCGGCCCCACGTGGGACCCCAAGACGACGAGCTGGACGGACGGCCAGCTGGACGACACGAAGCATATCCTGACCTTCACGCCCCCAGTGGGCGCTCTTGTGTGCGTGACTTTCCCGGATGCGACGAAGCCCGTCGAGGGTCAGGCGACATACACCAATCGCGCGACGATCAATGGCGCGAGCCTGGAGGCGACCGCGACGATCAAGGCCTCGGGTGGCACCGACGGCGACGGCGCCGTGAAGCCCACCCCCGCGCCTGCTCCTACTCCGACGACGGAGCCGACCCCGAAGCCCACTCCGACGACGGAGCCGACCCCGAAGCCCACTCCGACGGTGGACAAGACCCCGGAGCCCAAGGTCACCACCTCCCCCGCCCCGGTCCCCTCGCGTGCGACCCCGAAGCCTGAACCGAAGGCCGACGCGCAGCCCGCCCCC